AGGGATAAATATTATGAAACAAAATTATTGGAAAAGTTTAAATATGATAAATTAATGGAGATGGATAAAGAGCTTACGAAATTATATTTAGTATTTGATCCAAAGGGAATGTATATATTTTGGTTAGATAATTTACAGTTACCAAACCTAGAACAATTAAATTGTCCAGATACAACATTATGGACTAAAACTAAAAAACAAAAAGACGTATATTTATTAGAAGAATCACAAGCAAGTTATATAAACAATGAATCAGGATTTAATAGATGCTTATAAAAAGCTAGATGCAATAAAAGAGTTTGAGTGCGATCATAATATTACTATAATATTAGAGATGCTTAACAAATGGAATAAAAAAGCTAATAGTAATAAAGAGCTTAAAACAGTAATAGAATCTTTTTTAGATATACAATGGCATATTATAGAATTAAAACGTGATAGAGATTTAGCACTAAAAGCAGTAATGCAATATAAGATGCAAAGAGATGCAGCGTTAGACGAAAAGCATAAAGCAATTAAACAACTTAAATTATATGAAGATAAAAATTTCAACTGATATACTAGGCACACAACCATCAGAAGATGTAGAAAACAAACTACTAGATACTATAAATGCTATGTGGTTAGACTTTGATACAGTACCAGAAGCAGGCAGTATGATAGAAGTAGATATATTTAGTTTTTTATTTAGGTTTACTCTAGAGAATAAGATATATAAATATGATGGTGAAGATATTGAAATTATATTATCATATAGATTAACAGAAGAAGTAATATGAATAAACACAAAAAGCGAAAACAAATACCAGTTTATACTGGTGTAATTAAATATTTCCCTGATGCACTTAAAATGGTAGCACAGGTTAGTTATATAGGAAACCAGCAACACCATCCAGACAAACCTTTACACTGGGATAGAAGTAAATCTACAGATGAACTAGATGCATTAGCTAGACATTTAATAGACTGCGGTACACTAGATGATGACGGTATACCACACGATGCTAAAGTAGCCTGGAGAGCGTTAGCTAACCTACAGAAATATATAGAGAAAAATAAAAAATGATTAACCTATACAATAAAGACTGTATGGATGCTATGAAAGATATGGCAGACAACCAATATGATTTAGCTATTGTTGATCCTCCTTATGGTAGTGGTAATAATTATAACTTTAGATTTACAGAAAATGAAAATAAAAAAATATATGATAATGTAAGACCTAAACCAGAATATTTTAAAGAATTATTTAGGGTAAGCAAAGAACAAATTATATGGGGTGGTAACTATTTTACAAACGATTTACCTGAGAGTAGAGGCTGGATATGTTGGGATAAAAAACAACCTTTAGAGGGAACTAGTTTTAGTAATTTTGAATTAGCCTGGACCTCATTTAATAAAATAGCTAAAATGGTAGTTTTAGCAAATGCAGGTTTTAATCACGCAGATAAAAGAATAAGAGGAGAAAGCACTATACACCCTACACAAAAACCTGTTAGCTTATATGAATGGCAGTTAAGAAACTACACAAAGAAACCAATAAAAATATTAGATACTCATTTAGGTTCAGGTAGTATAGCAATAGCTTGTCATAATTTAGGGTATGATTTAGATGCTTATGAAATAGACAAAGAATACTATGAAGCAACTATAAAAAGATTTAACAATCACAAATTACAAACACAACTTTGGACTTAATAATACTAGATATGTTAGAAAATCAAATAAAACTATTAGACGGAAAATATTACGATAAAACAGAACTGTTATCTAAAATGTTAGATGATGATTTCTATTATGGCTTTATGAATAAGTTTGCATTTAGCAGCTCAAGTATAAAACTATTATTAGAATCACCTAAAACATACTATAATGTAATGAAGTATGGATCACCTAAAAGTCAAGCACTAAGAGATGGCTGGCTGTTTCATACTTGTATATTAGAACCAGAGGTATTCGAATCACAGATATTTGTAGATGTACAAAGCAAAAACACTAACAAATATAAACTTGCTAAAGAACAGCACGGTGAAGTATTTACTATAAAAGAGAAAGATGATGCACAAAGACTAGCAGATGCTTTTTATCGTAATGAACCTGCTATGCAAATGATTAAAGGTTGTAAAACAGAATATCCAGGTGTAGCATTAGTACAAGGTCAACCATTTAGAGCGAAAGCAGATGTACTTGCTAAAGACTATGTGTGCGATCTTAAAACAACAAGTAACATAAAAGGTTTTGAACATAGCGCATACAACTTTCACTATGACGTACAAGCATATTTATATACAGAGATATTTAATACACCTAATTTTAGATTTATAGTAATGGATAAAGGTTCTAGAGATATAGGTATAAGTAAACCTGTAAGTAAAGAGTTTATACAAAGTGGTAGAGATAAAGTAGCATATGCACTTAATGTTTATGCACAACACTTTGAGCAAGACGAACCAGAACTAGACGACTATTATATAGAGATAAACCTTTGATATATTAAAAAATATTAATAATTTAGTAGACTATGACAGAAACATACAGAATAGCAAAAGAAGTTAAGAAGATAACAGGAGTTAACTTTTTAGAAAAGAAAAGACAAACAGAATATGTAGAAGCTAGATCATTCTTCGTACATATACTTAGAAACTATTACAAACTACGTAATAGAGATATAATAAATATATTTAATAATTTAGGATTTAATATGGATAGCGCAACACTATGTCACGCTATAAAAATGTTTGAAGTATACGAACATAATAATAAAAGAATGCAGGATTGGTTTGATAGTTTATTTGCTAAACCTGACTTTAAAAACAGAGCGAATACAACTGCATATATTAAATCTAAACTAAAATACTTACCAGAAGATACTTTAATTAAGATGGCAGCACAAATAGATGCTATGGTAAAAGATGAAGTGTTTTTAGATGAAAGTGAGTGGGAGTACTAAAAAAAGTGTAAAAAAAGTATTATATTATTGATTAATCAAGTTTTTTCAAGTTGGCAAGAAAGATAATAAGTACTTACATAGATCGTCCTAAAAAGAAAAGACCAGGAGTACATAGTAAGAATGCAAGTAAGAATCAACCAGGTTGGAAAAAGAAATATAGAGGTCAAGGTAAAAAAAGATAATTATGAGTTGGGGTGGTAAAAGAGAAGGTTCTGGTAGAAAGTCTAAAGCTGATGAATTACAGTTATTAGATAAGCTATCACCTATGGAAGATTTATTTATCCAAGTATTACACGATGGGTTAAAGAAAGGTGACTATAAGTTTGCACAACTATTTGCTAATTACTATTATGGTAAACCTAGAGAAACACAAGACATAACACTAAACCAAGAAACACCTTTATTTGAAGTAGTCGTAAAAGATAATGAACCAAGTACAGACTAATGTTATATTTAATCACGCTTACAACTTTCATAGATCAGATAAGAAGATACTAATAGAGCAAGGAGGTAGTAGGTCTGGTAAAACTTATAACCTTTTAGTATGGATAATATTTGATTACTGCTTTCAACACAAAAATCATATTGTTACTATATGTCGTAAAACATTCCCTAGTTTACGTGGAACTGTTATGCGTGACTTCTTAGATATATTAAAGAACTTTGAATTATATAGCGAAAAGAACCATAATAAGAGTAATAGCGAATACTATTTAAACAACAATACTATAGAGTTCATATCACTAGATCAACCAGCTAAAATACGTGGTAGAAAGAGAAACTTATTATTTGTTAATGAGTGTAATGAAATAGACTGGGATAGCTGGCAACAATTAATATTTAGAACAGAAGGTCAGATAATAATAGATTATAACCCTAGTGAAGCAAACCACTGGATATATGATAAAGTAGAAACTAGAGATGATGCTGTGTTTTTTAAGACTACATATAAAGACAATCCATTTATAGATAAAACACTTGTACACGAACTAGAAAGACTAAAAGAAACAGATGAAGAATATTGGCAAGTATTTGGACTGGGTGAAAGAGCGTTATCCAGAACACAAATATTTAGCTTTACTACAATAAATAAAATACCAGAGGATGCTAAGTTCTTATCTATAGGTATGGACTTTGGTTATACTAATGATCCTACAGCTGCAGTAGAAGTATATCAGAAAGATCACAGCTTATACATAAATGAATTACTTTATAGAACTATGATGACTACCGCAGACATACATAGATTCTTTCTAGAGCATAATAAAGACAATAAGCTATGTTTTGGTGATTCAGCAGAAGTTCGTTTAATAGACGAGCTTAAAAGAATGGGAAACAATATAAGACCAAGTGTTAAAGGACAGAATAGTATTATGGCTGGTATAGATCTGTTAAAGCGATACAAACTACATATAACAGAAACATCTGTAAATGCTATAAGAGAGTTTAGAGATTATAGGTGGAAGAAAGATAAAGCTAATAGATTAACTAATGTGCCTAATGAAGGTGCAGACCACTTACCTGATGCTACCAGGTATGCTACTTATAGTTTAATGAGTAAACCTAACTATGGCAAGTATGCTATTCGTTAGATACTTCTCTTTCGTCTAGTTCAATCATAGCTGCTTGTATAAAACGTGCTGCAGATACAATTTCACCCTTTACTTGAGAAGTTGTCATATTTTTTAAATCGTGTATCATATTGCAAATATAATAATAAAAAAGTTATTAAATAATTTTGATAATTAAAATATAGTTATTAACTTAGGGGTATGAAACAGACATTACTAAACATATCATACGTTGCAGTTATATTTATAGCTGTAGTATTATTTTTATTATTTGAGAACTTTATAATGAATCTATAATGAAAACAAAATCATATAGAGATACAATGATTGCACTTAACCAAGTATTCGGTCATTATGATTTAGACTTCTTGAAAACACTAGATATATCACAGCTAGAAGATTTATTTGTACAAGACGCATTTAGAGATCCAATAAAGCACGATCACTTTGAGTTACACAAAGACAACATAAATTTTGAAATAATAAAAGAACAACTTACATCTACATAATTTTTTTTCAGAGTATTTTTCATATTAATTGGTTATAGGGAGTTTGTAGATGGCTCCCTTTTTTTATGAAAAAAACTTAAATTTGTTATTATATTATTATGAAACTTTCTATTAATGTACCAACAGAATTAAATGAACTGACACTAGGTCAATATCAAAAGTTTATTAAGGTACAAAAAGATAATGGTGATGGTACGTTTGTAGCACAGAAGATGATAGAGATATTTTGTGGTATAGATCTTAAAGATACATTCAAAATAAAGATTACAGATATGAATGAGATAATTAAGATACTAAATGATCTACTAGAGATAAAGCCAGAACTTATAAACAGATTCACACTAAACAACCAGGAATATGGTTTTATACCAATACTAGAAGATATATCATTAGGTGAGTATATAGATATAGAAAACTTTATGCAGAACTGGGATGAGATGCACAAAGCTATGTCTGTATTATATAGACCAATAAAACAAAAGTATAAAGACAAGTATGATATTGTAGAATATGATGCTAAAGAAACCGATGTAATGAAAGATATGCCTTTAGATGTAGTTTTTAGTGCGGTGGTTTTTTTTTACAATTTAGGAATCGAGTTGTCGAGCAATATGATGGATTATTTAACGGAGGATCAGATGACCAGCCTTATGGAAGGTCAGCACAGTTTTCCAAAAGATGGGGGTGGTATTCAGCAATTTACGAACTCGCTCAAGGACGTATTACAGAATTCGAAAATATCACTAAGGAAAGATTATTAAAATCGCTAAATGTATTATTATATATTAAAGAGAAAAACGAAGTAGAACAAGCAGAATTAAAAAGAAATGCCAGCAAACGTAGCCATTAGATCATATTACTTACTTAGCGAAGCGCTAGAAAGTTCATTACTAAACAACAATATAACTAAAACAGTAACAATAGGTGATGTATCTGATGTAGATTTAAGTAAGCAAACTATATTTCCATTAGCACATTTTATAGTTAACAATGTAGTATCTACAGAACAAACACTTGTATATAATATTACTATACTAGTTATGGATATAAAAGATACTAGTAAAGAAGAAGAAACAGATAAGTTTAGAAAAAACACAGACGAACAAGACATATTAAACACACAGTTAGGCGTATTAAATAAATTAATACAAACATTAAGATTTGGAGAGCTGCACACAACAGGATATAAGTTAACTAACGATCCTACTTGTGAACCATTTGTAGATAGGTTTGAAAATAACTTAGCAGGATGGAATGCAGACTTAGAAATAGAATTACCTAATGATCAGTATATATGTTAAGTAAAATAGCTTTTAGCGATAAATTTAATTCAAGAATAGAAGAATTCTTTAAAGCTGTTAAAAAACAAGCTAGACAAAATCTTAGTAAGGGTACTAAACTACAGCGTAAGAAAAGACCTATAAACAACACTAAAAAACTTTATAATAGTATTCAGTATAAAAAACTATACGAAAAGAGTAGTGGTATTGCTTATGGTTTATTTATGGAGGACTATGGTGATTATATTGACAAAGGTGTAAAGGGTACTAAAAGTAATTATAGGGTAAATAAAAATACACCTTATAGTTATAAGAATAAAATGCCATATAATGAAAAATTAGCAGAAGGTTGGGAGAAATGGGCGAAAGCTAGAAATATAAGGCTAAGAAACGCAAAGGGACAATTTGCAAAAGGCAACTATAAACAAAAAGGTTTTGTATTAGCTAGAAGTATTTATGAAAAAGGTATAAGGACAAACAATTTTTTTACTATACCATTTGTTAATGAGTTTAAAAAATTACCGCAAGACCTACAAGATATATTTAGTGATGATATGATTATTGAAATGATTGAAGCGATGATAGAAGCAGATATAATAAAAAGAATATAATGGCAACAATATTATTAAGAAGTCCGTATTACGAAACACATAGCCAAGCATATGTAAGTCCTAACGTAGCTAAAAGTGCTACATTAGTATTAGAAGTAGATGGA